TCGGTAATGTAGCTATAGGCGGACTGGTAAACGGAACTGTTTACTATGTAAAGTCAATAGATTCGAGCACTATAGAATTATACGAAGATTACTCGTTGCTTAATAAGATCGAATTCTCAAGTACTCCTGCAAACAACAATCACAACATTACTCGTTTTACTGTAAACGTAATAGATAATAGTGTTGTAATTCCAGCACACGGATTTACAACCGGCGGCGCTGTACGTTTTGAAGGCAATGATCTCTTTGATATTTCTGGTACACAGGTTGAATCAGGAAGTAGATTCTTTATCGGTAGTGTAACAACAAACAGCTTTACACTACACGAATTAAGATCAGAAGCATTAGTAAGTATAAATGGACTTGTAACTGGTGCAAAAAATATTGACGGAGTTGGTACAGGAACAGCAGTGGTGTATCCACAAAATGCACGAGTTAATGCTGTAGTTAATACAAGTTCTAGAATAAAAGCTAACTGGAATAGCTTAACAGCATCAAACATCGATGCAAGTAACATTGTGTCTGGTACAATTTCACCATCAAGATTAGCAAGTTCTGGTAGTGCAAATACAGATACATTCTTAAGAGGTGACAGCAGTTATCAAACTGTTGTGCAATCTGTTAAAAAAGCAAATACCACAGACAACCCGATAACTCTTACTGGATCTAACATTGCTGGAGAGTATTATGGAGATCCTGTAAATATTGGAATTGCAAACGTTGACTTAGATGTTGGTCAATCATACTCTACACTAGGAGTTGCAAGATTTTTACAAAGTCAATTCGATGTAGATGCTGGTGCATCAGGACAAGTGTTTATTAAAAGTGGTGTAATAGATGCAGGCACACTGGACAGTCTCGATAGTGCTTATTTCTTAAATCCTGCAAACTTAACATCCGCTGTTCCTGTAAATAGAGGCGGAACAAACTTAACCACTTATGCTACAGGAGATATAATTTATGCTCAGACAAGTGGTACACTTGGTACACTGGCAATTGGTAGAGCAAATTCATTCCTTCGTTCAACAGGTACTGCACCGGAATGGAGTACTGCACTTGAACTTGCAGAAGGACTAGACGTTGGTTCTGCAAGATTGTCGTCTGCTAGTGTTGGTATAGGTACAGTTTATAACGATAACGTAACTTCGGTAGAAATAGGAAGTAACGCAGAAACTGTTAAAATTGGTAAGAGCACAGCAACAAGAACACTTACATCTTTTGTATCAGGATACGATGCTTCAATATCAACTACTGTTGCTGTGAATCTTGCTAGCTTTACTGCAAGTACAGATGCGGTAACAGCGTTAGGAACAACTGAAATTCCAATGGGATCAACTGCTGGAATTCTTTATGGTATGCTGGTTACCGGCAGTGCGTCGATACCAGCAAACACTATTGTAACAGGTGTTACTGCTGATTACATTTATATAAGTGCAGAAACTGTTGGAACTATCAACAATTTAACAACACTAACATTTACATACACACCATTAACCTTAGGTATCAGAGCTGGAGACACTGTAAACATAGCCAGCAGCGGTATAACAAACCTTGATGGTCAATGGCCAGTATTAGGTGCAACATCAAATGCCAACAGTTTTACCGTTGCAGTTGCGTCAACTGTAACAGCAAATCCAGCTAACCCAGTTGCAGGATCTATTACCAAAGACAACACAATACTATTTAGAAATAGAAATGTAATTTTTGGTAGTGCCGAAGCAAGTTCGTCACCTGTTGCTGCAACAATTAAAGGCGAAAGCGGCATTGGCACAAACGTTGCTGGCGGAAACTTTACAATTCAAGGTGGATTAAGTACAGGAAACGCCACCGGTGGATCGGTGCTTATCAAAACTGGACAAGTAGGTTCTTCGGGAATAGTAGAACAGACATCGACTACTAGATTGACTATCGATACCAGTGGCATAGCAACATTTACAGGCGAAGTCAGAACTGCTGGTACTATCAGAAGTACTGAAACTACAGCAAATGTGTTTAACACTATTTCAACAACTGTAAACGCATTTGGTGCTGCAACTGCACTTTCATTAGGCGCTGGTACAGGAAATACTACCGTTAATAATAGTTTAATAGTTACTGGAAACTTAACTGTAAACGGCACAACTACAACTATGAATTCAACTACAATTACTGTAGACGACAAAAACATAGAATTAGGGTCTGTAGCAAGTCCAACGGATGTAACTGCGGACGGCGGCGGCATTACACTCAGAGGCACAACAGATAAAACTATTATTTGGGATGACACAAACGACAACTGGACTTCGAGTGAACACTGGAACTTAGCAACTGGTAAAGTATTTAAGATCAATAACACATCTGTTCTTAGTGCAACAACACTAGGATCCGCTGTTGTTACATCAAGCTTGACCAGTGTCGGAACCATAGGAACTGGTACTTGGCAAGGTTCAATTATAGCAGGTACTTATGGCGGAACTGGTGTAAACAATGGTAGCAAAACAATCACACTTGGCGGAAATTTTGTTACTAGCGGTGCATATACTTTACAATTAACAGCAACAGATAATACCAACATAACGTTGCCTACATCCGGTACTTTAGCAGTAATAGGCAATCCGTTAAGTCAATTTGCAGCAACTACTAGCTCACAACTAGCAGGCGTAATTAGTGATGAAACTGGTAGCGGAAAACTTGTTTTTGCAACCAGCCCAACTTTCTCTACAAGTTTACTTACTGATAGTACAACACTAGCAGTATTTAATACCACTGCAACAACTGTAAATGCATTTGGTGCAGCTACAGTAATATCAATGGGTGCCGCATCATCAATGGTGACGTTTGGCGATGACATAACGGTAACAGGTGAAACAAAAGCAACCCAGGGTGTAAAATTTGGAGCAACTGATTCGTTACTATACGAAAGTGCAAGCAATGTAGCAACACTACGCATCGGTGCCGATGGTCCATTTATCAGCTTCTCGGACAGTGGCTCTAACGTTGCAACACTAAGCAATGCGTCAGGACCATTAACTATTGCAACCGGCGCAGGCAATGGTGCAATCACGTTAACACCTAACGGAACAGGAAACGTTATTATTTCCAGTGGAAATCTTGGAATTGGTACAGGTAGTTCTCCTGCAACAAAACTAGACGTTGTTGGATCTATAACTGCAAGAGCCGCTGCAACACAAGACGGCGTAATACTTGCTGGTAGAGCCGGCGGAACAGGTACTTATGCAGTAACAATTACACCTGCTACTTTGGGTGCTAATAGAACTGTTACATTACCGGACGGAAACGTGACTTTACAAACCGGTACCATGGCCACTACTGGCGGTACCCTTGCACAATTTGCTGCAACTACTAGCTCGGAACTAGCAGGTGTAATTAGTGATGAAACCGGTAGCGGTGCATTGGTATTTGGTACAAGTCCATCATTTACAACCAGCATCGTCGCAGCAAGTGCTACTATGGGACTGTTTGATACAACTGCGACTACTGTAAATGCATTTGGTGCTACAACCACACTCAATCTAGGATATGACAGTACCGCAGCAAGCACAACAAACATCAGTATAGGTGCTGTAGCAGCCGCTACTACAAAAACTGTAAACCTAGGTACGGGTGGAGCAGCTAGCTCAGTAACTGATATCAATGTTGGTTCGAGTGCAGGCGGAACTACAACTATAAGTTCTCCAAACATAACAATCAACAGCTTGGCCGACACTGCTACAGCAGCAACACATTACTACGTTGAAACAACTGGTGGAAACATATTACCAAAAACACTAGCAAATGTTAAGTCCGAAATAGTTACCACAACAGCAGTAAACAGTGCCGCAGCAACCACAGTCGGTACTGTTACTAGCGGTACCTGGAGTGCTTCGTTTGGTGCAGTATCTGGTGCAAACCTAACCAACTTAACAGCTGGTAATTTAACAGGAACTATACCTTCGACAGTATTGGCTAACTCTGCTCTATTTGTAGGAACTACTTCAATTGCACTCAACCGTGCATCAAGTAACTTAGGATTAACTGGCATTACATCTATAGCTATGCCAGGTGCTACATCTGGCACAATAACTGTAACTCCGGCGGCAACAGCAGGTACTACAGCAATTACTATACCTGCAACTACTGGTACGTTAATTACATCAGGCGACACCGGCACTGTCACATCAACAATGATACTAGATGGAACTATTGTTAATGGCGACATCAATGCAAGTGCTGCAATTGCGTATACTAAATTGTCATTGTCAAACTCAATTGTCAATGCCGACATTAACGCAAGTGCTGCAATTGTGTATACTAAATTGTCATTGTCAAACTCAATTGTCAATGCTGATATTAACGCAAGCGCCGCGATAGTGGATACCAAACTAGCTACAATATCAACTGCTGGTAAGGTAGCTAATTCGGCAACTACTGCAACTAACGCTAATACTGCTAGTGCAATTGTTGCACGTGATGCCAGTGGCAACTTTAGTGCAGGAACTATTACCGCAGCATTAACAGGTGCGGCTTCAAGTAACGTGTTAAAAGCCGGTGATACAATGACCGGCAAATTGAATCTTGCCGGTAATGATAGTTTTAGACTAATTGAAAGTTTAAATACCAGTGCAAGCAGCGCAGTACAGTTCTACATTGAACACAACCTAGGTGCTACAAACATAGGTAATGCTAGAGGCGTACTTAATTTAGTAAGTACAGGTGCTCTAACAATTGGAGGAAGCGTTGCTCTTACTGCAAGTAACTTTAACACTTATGCTCCAACACTAACCGGTACTGGCGCTTCTGGAAGCTGGAATATTAACGCAGCAACCGTTACTAATGGTGCTCTTACAACTGGTAACTTATCACAGTTTGCTGCTACTACTAGTTCTCAACTAGCAGGTGTTATAAGCGATGAAACTGGTAGCGGTGCTCTTGTATTTGGTACTGCGCCCACATTTACTACAAGTGTTGACTCGAGTGCAACGTTCAGTGCGTTTAGCAGTTCTACAGCATTAACAATAGGTTATTCTAGTACAGCCACTAGTACTACTAACATCAGTACGGGCGCTGTAGCATCGGCAACTACAAAAACAGTAAACCTAGGTACAGGTGGAGCAGCTGGCTCCACTACTAATATTAATATTGGTTCAAGTGTTGGCGGCACAACTACAATTAGTTCGCCAAATATAACAATTAGTGGTCTAGCTGATACTGCTACCACTGCAACTCATTATTATGTTGAAACAACTGGCGGAAACATTGCACCAAAGACATTAGCTAACGTGCAAACAGAAATTGTTACTACTGCCGCTGTTAACAGTGCCGCAGCAACCACAGTTGGCACAGTTACTAGCGGTATTTGGAATGCAGGTGCAGTGACGTCAACTGGTGCATTTACATCAACATTAACAGGTGTTACTACTACAGGCGGTGGCCAAGTATACTTAAATGGTGCAACTAGTAACAGAATTGATTTTAATACAAACGGTGTTGCAATACCAGCAATTACAACTCGCAGTGCCGGTACAAAGGTTGTTTATTCTCCAGCTGTGTCTGGTGTGGCGGTAGACTATGCTGTCGGTATAGCTACGGATACATTATGGCATAGTGTTCCGACCGGATCTCAATTTTTTAGATGGTATGGCGGAACAACTGTAGCCGCGACGCTAACCGGCGGCGGCGCATTTACTGCAACAAACGAAGTTACTGCATATTCAGATGCTAGAATAAAAGACAATATTACTGTTATTGCAGATCCGTTAACAAAAGTATTAAACATACGCGGTGTAAACTATACTAGAACTGACTTAGAAGATAAAGACAGAGTCTACATGGGTGTAGTTGCACAAGAAGTAGAACAATACATTCCGGAAGTTGTTACTACACTGGAAGACGGTACTAAAACTGTTAACTATGGTGCAATGGCTGGCTTGTTCATCGAATCAATAAAAGCACAGCAGGCACAAATAGATGAATTAAAAGCAATGATACTAGAATTAACAAAGAAATAACTTGATAGCCAACTTTGTTGGCTATCAAACTTGACAATCATAAAATATTATGTTAGAATGATGATTAAATGTGGGAATTGTAAATGGCGTTACCTCCAACCGGTAGTACAATAAGATTATATGCCGATATATCAGTTTATTTTGGCGGGCCGTCAACAACAGTATCCCTAGGGATACTCGGTGTATATATTGGCATTGCAACAGGTAATATTATAACTATGAGTTCTACATTTGGCGGAAGATAATAAGGATATATTATGATTACACAATACGAAATTGAACACGTTTTATTGGCTAATGAACATAGCAAGGCAAGAAAATTATTAAAACTTAATTCATTAACAATTGACGGCGAAATTAAAGAAACAATAAAAGAAAAAGTGCTAAACGGTGAAACTGTTGAAGAAGTTATGAGCAGGATTGAATCCGACGATCGAATGCACTGGATTACATTTTTAGGTAAAAAAGCAGCAGCAGATCTTTTAACTTTAGGTAAAGTACAGCCTGAAACTATGTTAGAGATGTCAGCCCTTCCAGAAAAAGATTTTAGAGAAGTTGTTAAAATTGCAACATCAACGGCAAGAAATCTTAATGATATAACAATTGAAGCAGAAAGAGACTTGTCGGTTAATACAATACATAAATCTATTGTGTAATGAAATTAGCTATATGCATTCCTGCAAGAGACACTGTACATACAACTTTTGTACAGTGTTTAGTTAATTTAACTAAAAAATTAACCAAAGATAATATAAATTTTGAAGTTGTTTTTAACCTAGGTAGTGTTATATCACAACAAAGAAATGAATTAGTTGACAGTGCGTTATCAATTAACGCAACTCATATTCTTTGGCTTGACAGCGATATGCATTTTCCCGATAACGTTTTTTACGAATTAAATAAACATAACAAAGATATTATAGCTGCAACTTATAGCACACGAATAAAACCCCAAACATCTGTTGCATTCATTGACAAAGACGATCTTTCTAAACGCTTGTTGATTTCTAGCACCGGACTACAAAAAGTTTTTGCTGTAGGAATGGGATGCTTTTTAACAAAAATTGAAGTATTTAAAGAAATTCCAAAGCCTTGGTTTTTTCATGTATGGAATAAAGATACACAAGATATTTCTGGGGAAGATATTTACTTTTGTAAACAAGCAAATGACACTGGGTTTGATATATTTGTTGACTGCTCAATAAGCAAATGTATTGCACATTATGGAATGAAAGGTTACTTACTTGACGAAATACATGAACACCGTTGAAAAGTTTAATAGATTTTCAAAAGAAATTTACAACGGACAAGATGTTTTAAAAAATCAAATACTAACAAAACATCCTGTTTTATTTGTAGATGATACTTCTGATTATTCAGTACTAAAAGACTATACAATGCATGAATTTGTTTGGTTAGTTGATAAAAAAATAAAGTTATTAAATACTTTTCCTCTATGGCTTAGTCCTCGAGAATCAAATGCTATACATGTTTTTCCATATGTAAATAAATCTAAGTGGCACGTTAAAAGTTGGGATATGGTCAAACTAGTACCAACTAAAATTAAAACAGACATTATTATAAAACACAACAATATCTGTGGAATATACGACACATACTGCGGAAAAGATATGTACGATATATTTTTTATAGGAAATAAAGAATCTGAAAGTTATAAAAAATTAATAAAAAAATTTCCACAAACACAATCAGTAAAGTCTTATAACGAAGCAGCAGAGCTATCTGAAACTGATTTGTTTTGGATAGTTCCGGATGATGTAATTATAACACATAGATTTCAATTTAATTATGAACCAGACGACTGGAGTTTAGATCTTATACATGTTTTTAAAAACGGGGTAGATGGACAGTTTGACGGAATTGCATTATTTCCAAAAAATTCTAATCCAACAGTCAAGGAATTAAATTATAGATTTTATGCATTAAAAAAAGAAGTAAATGTAGTTGCATCTAATCCTATTCCCTTTGAAAAGTTTAATTTTAAAAATTACAATGAGTATCTTTATGCACTACAGAATTCAAAAACTGACAGTTTTTGGTTTATACCCGATGACGTAGAAGTAAACAAAGAGTTTTCTTTTACTTCATACTATGACAGATCTATTAATCATACCTTTTTAAACGGCAATTACACTGACGGTATTGTATTGTTTAGTAAAAATTCTCCAGTAACTGAAAAAGAATTTTTGTCTAGAAGTTATTTACAAAAAAAAGAATGGTCAATTATAGCAAGTACTCCTAAAAAATATGAACAATTTAAAATAGATAACTATCAAGATTATTTAACTGCAAGAGAAAAAAGCAAAACTAACATGTTTTACGGAATTCCTAGCAATGTTAAAGTAAGCGATTCTTTCAAATTTGATATGTACTTTCCGTATAATAATAATTTTGATAATAAAATTACACATGTTTTTTTAAATGGAACACAGTATAACGGAATTGCTCTGTTTAGTAAAAATGATAATTTAACAGAAAACGAAATAAATTATAAATTTTATATAGAAATAAAATATTGGCAGATTGTTGCAAGTACTCCTGACAACTTTAATCAAAGCAGCTTAATAACGGATGCATTTTCTGCATGGGCGGCTGGGTTTATTGACACTGCTAAGTTAACAAACGAGCTACATGTTAATGGAAAATTAAATGTAGAAATTAAAAATCAGATTAACTTAAATTGTACAGAAATAAAAAATGTGCCGTTTGCTGAATTTTATATAATAGGATCTAAGCAAGGAAAAAACTTTGGGTTAGAAAATATAGGCGAGCCTGATAATCTTTTAAAAATAAACGATGATTCGTGGCTTAAGGATCAATTTAGCCAATTAAATCAATTAACTTAAAAACTGTTTCGAGTTTTTGTTGATTTGTTTTATTTCTTAAAGTATTTGCTAACCCAGTGTGCAAAGGCTTTGGCCATTTTCCAAAACTTACCCAACAATATCCATCGTGTTCGTTGTTTAGTATAGGTATAAATTCGTCTTGTACAACACACAAATAAGTATGAAATAAAAATTGTTCGTCGTTGCTGATAAAAGTTTCTAAGGGTATAGTTTTTTTAATTTCAGGCAGCGTACCAATTTCTTCTTGAATTTCTCTACGTAAGCCTTCCCATGGGGTTTCGGAGTCTTCGTTAGTGCCCCCTACTACTCCCCAAACATTACTTTGCTTAGACTGTGTTCTGTGTAATAACAAAAATCTATTTGTGCTTAAGGTATAAAATAACGCACCAGAACATACTATTTTCTTCATAACATTAATTAGCCTTCTGGAAACAACATCCATCCGCCTTGTGAAAATTCGCCTTCGTAACTTTTAGTCCAGTATTCACCTGTCCACTTGTACTGAGAACCTGTTGCTAGATTAGTAATGTAAATAGAATCTGTTTCTTCACTAGAATTAAAAATAACAGACCATTCGGAACCGTCATACTCTATTATGTCATTTTCACCAGCAACTAGATCTCCAAAAGGTGAATCAGCAGCCTTCCATCCATATGCACCGTCGTCGTTGGTTGCATTTCCAATTTTTCCTAACAGCATAACACGCAATCCAGCAACAAGTTTTGTAGTAGGGTTCCATCTTAGCGGATCAATAATATAATCAATGGATGTATAGCTGGTTGGATTTCTTGCAGGCCCAGGCAATACAGTATTGCTAGGTAATGTGTCACTGTCCCAATCAACAAATAATTCGCTCGGTTTGAGAGGATTTACAGTAACATATCCTACTACATAAGTACCGTCGTCTTTTAAAATTCGTATTTGACTTATTCCGGGCTTATAACATCCGGGATACGCATCAAACAGTGAATCCCAATTCATAGATCCGATAGTACCCTTGTCTATTACATACGCTTTATTACCAATTACATATAATCCTAATGACAACCAAGTACTGTTCATAGATGTTGAGCCCGGCTGACGAGGTTTAATTTTTCTAGTAACTCGAATGTCCATTTCTCCAGTACCATCGTTTGGAAACTGACCATCATCTACAATTCTTTCTGCAACACCATCGACGTTTGTTAATTCTCTTTCTTCGACAATTTCAAAATTATTTGCATCTAGCAAATTGGTCGGTGTACTTATACCTAAGTCTATATTTCCTTGACTTTCAGTAAAGATGCTAGTGATGATGTTAGTAATAACACCTAAGCGTTTTACTTTTGCAGGAGGTGAAATATATATAGGTGTAGTAAATGCAAGAGTGGCTATATCTATCTCACTTTCTAATCCTACAGGGATAGATCTATTACTAAATTCTATTCTATCTAAATTAACTACAGTTAGACTGGTCCAATCAACAAAGTTATCGGTTGTCTGTATTTCTAAGCTAGGATGAAATAGTGTTAAAATTTGCTCAACAATTTGTAATTTTTGATCTGTATTGCTGCTCCAAATGTCAACATTCACTGACAGATTATAAGGACTTGGCATAAGACGTTCTACTGTATAGTTACGACCTTGCGTATTTAAATATTCTTGACCTGAATCGTCAACAGCACGTTCTCTTATATGAACTTTACTTACAAACGAAGAATCGCTAGTACGAGTTCTGTCCATTTCGAGACCTGTTATGTATACTGCCATTCGTGGTACACTGGGTAATTTATTTTCAGAATTATCTTTAATAATAGACGCAACTTGACGAGTTAAATCACCGTATAGTACAGGAACCTGTTTAACATCGCCATCACCATCCTTGTACGAAAAATTACTCATTAAACGTATTATTTGTGTTAAATATCTTCTAATCTGACCGTCATAAAAATGCAACATTAGTTATCTGCCCTTGGTCTTAATGCTTTACTAAGGCTTTGTCTTTCAACAATTTCGTCGTCACAAATAGTGTTTGTATTTGTATTGTTGATAAATGTACCTTTTTGTGTTTGTCTTGTATTTGTATTTGACAAAGTATGTCTAACGTTGTCTTCAACTTTGACCCAACGAGCTCCGTCAAATCTAAAAAGTCTGTTTGGCATAAAATCTGTTCGTAAAAAGTAATCACCTTTAACTGCGCTTAATGGAAATGTAATGCCGCTCCCAAAAGATTCGCCATTGGGTGCTAATCCGTCACCTAATAAATAACCACTATATCCTGCACGTTCCGGTGTTTGATTTACCCTGTCTGCTATTTCATTTTGTGTTGATGCATCGAGAGATGTCAAATCTGCGGTAACTAATTCTGTTCTTCCGTTTTGGTCAACTTGTAATGTATAAAAGTGACTGATGTCGTACCCGCTTAATCCGGCATCTGCTTCGGCTTGTGCAATTACAGCATTGTTAATTTGCATATCCTTTTCGTATGTGCTTAATACATCTCCTAGTGTAGTATCAGATCCTTCTTCAATTGGTAATTCGAGTATATCTTTATATTCCTGCGAAGCAGTAATTTGTTTTAATTTTAATCTATAAAGATGTGGATACCAAGTTTGGCTAAATCCTTCAGCTGCACGAGTAACTTCTTCTATTACATAATATCTTTTTAAAGCAACAGAATAATCATTTAATGCATATTCGTCTCTTAGATGTGGAAGTTCGATAACGTCACCTGACATTAGCTTACGCCCAATAGTTTTTACACTTGAATTAATATGTACAGTTACAAATAGAATATCATTAGATAAAAACAAACCAAATTGAGAAAGATTAAAATCATAATCTTGTAACTGATAGATTCCTCTAATCCGATAAATGTCGCTATCATACTTTCTGTCTCTGTTTTCTAAAAGTAACAAATCTTGTATATTTGTTTCTTTTATTGCATCATACTGCGGTTGATCAGCAGTTGCATTTTCTGAAGTAGTATTTTTTGGACCAAGATACTTATGAACAAATAGATCTGTACCGCCTACAGAAAATTGTTCATTGATAATTTTATCAAAAAATTCATAGTCATTACTTTTTTCGGGTCTATAGAGGCTTAAGCGTGGCATATTATATTTATTATAAATACATGTGGAGAATACTCAATGGACAGCAATTTAGTAACCTACAAACAAGAAGTTTATGATTATATACATGCTATGCTTGGCGGCGGCATGGTTGATGTTGAACTAGACCCTATTCATTATGAAACTGCATTAAACAGAGCGTTGGGTAAATTTAGACAAAAAAGTGGTAACAGTGTTGAAGAAAGTTATGTAACTTTAAAGTTAATAAATGATACTAACGAATACATATTACCGCATGAAATAATAGAAGTAAGACAGTGTTTTAGAAGGAGTGTTGGCAGTAGAAGCGGTGGCGGCGATGGAAGCAGCTTATTTGAACCATTTAATCTTGCATACACAAACACTTATTTGTTAGCTGGTTCTGGAATGGGCGGATTATTAACATACGAATTATTTGCTCAGCAACAAGAACTGGTAGGCAGAATGTTTGGTAGTTTTATCGAATTTGTTTGGAACCCACCGACTAGAAAACTTACATTACTACAACGTCCTAGAGCAGGCGAAGAAATTTTACTGTTTTGTTATAATCATAGACCAGATAGTGAATTGTTAACTGACTATCTTGCCAAACAATGGATTAAAGATTATGCACTTGCTACATGCAAGTACATGTTAGGCGAAGCAAGAGAAAAGTTTGCAACAATTGCGGGTCCACAAGGCGGCACCAGTTTAAATGGTACTGCACTCAAAGCAGAAGCAAGTGCAGAAATTGAAAAACTTGACAACGAAGCAGCTCTTGCAGTTGCCGGCGGATACGGTTACGGATTTCTAATCGGCTAACTTATGTCAAAAAAATATAATGTTAAAATAGATAATAGTTCTAAACAAAATATAAATTACAACGGCAAACCGACCAGAGAACATTTTATTGATTCTTTAATTAAAAAAAATTCGTGGACTGTTGGAGTTGAAGTAGGAACAAGAATCGGAAGAACATTATTTCATCTTTTAGATAGCAATCCTACGTTAAAAATGTACAGCGTTGACAAAGATATTAGTCAATTTTATAATACTAAAATTAAAGAAAAGTATAAAGATAGATTGATTGTACTCGAAGGTTCGAGCTGGGAACAATCAGGTAATATAAATGAAAAAATAGACTTTGTGTTTATTGACGCTAGCCACACATACAAAAATGTAGTTAAAGATATAAAGGCATATAGTCCATTATTAAAAACCACAGCAGGACTATTAGGACATGATATAAACATGTATCCTGTACAAGATGCTGTAGTTGATTGCGGTTTTAAGTATTTAATAGGACCTGATAACGTCTGGTTGACAAGTTTTTAAATTAATGTTATAAACTTTAAAAAGGTCAATGCAATGAATTTACTTCCAAAACTATTAATTATTGGTCATGGAAGACATGGAAAAGATACTGTCTGCGAAATTTTAAGAGATACTTACGGTTTTAGTTTTGAAAGTAGTAGCAAATTTTGTAGTAAATTGTTCATTTATAATAATCTTAAAGACAAGTATGGATATTCTAATGAAGAAGAGTGTTATGCTGATAGACATAATCACAGAGCAGAATGGTATGATGCTATCTGCAATTATAATGTTCCTGATGCAGCTAAACTAGGACGAGAAATTTTTAAGGCACACGACATCTATTGTGGCCTTCGAAATAAACGTGAATTTTTTGCTATGAAGAATACACAAGTGTTCGATCTTGCTATTTGGGTTGACCGCAGCGATTGTTTACCGCTAGAATCTAAAGATAGTATGAGCTTAGAGCATTGGATGGCAGATTTTACTATTGATAACAATGGATCAATAGATGATTTAGTTTTTAATACTAAACAACTTATAACTAATATATTAAATTAAAATTAAACTAGCAGTTTATCTGCTAAAATACGGTTTTTTCCGGTGGTTTTGCTAAATAATAATAGCAACGAAATCCACAAGGAGAAAACACACAATGGCATTAGTATCACCGGGCGTACAGGTTAGCGTAATCGACGAGAGTTTCTATACTCCTGCCGAACCTGGTACTGTACCTCTTATTTTTGTAGCAACAAAAGAGAATAAAACAAATCCGGGCAACACTGGTATTGCACCCGGTACATTAAAATCAAACGCAGGAAAAGTTTATCTTATTTCTTCTCAAAGAGAACTTTCAGAAACATTCGGCGACCCGTTATTTTACACTGACGCAAATAACAATCCTATTCACGGCGGCGAACAAAATGAATACGGATTACAAGCTGCTTATTCTTACCTAGGTGTTGCAAACAGAGCATACATTGTTAGAGCAGATGTTGATCTAAATTCTATAACTGCAAGTAATACACCAGTTACAGGCGATCCAACTAACGGATCTTATTGGTTTGATACAGATGCTTCTTTCTACGGTGTGTTCGAGTGGAACGGTGCTGCAATTACTACAACTAACGGTCAAAGCTTTTCAAACAAAGTGCCGCTGGTAATAACCGATACTACAAAAGTAGTCGATTATTCAGGCGAAGACTATACTCCAAAAGGCAGTGTTGGTGCAATTGGTGATTATGCTATAGTTGCAGTTACTGATGTTAATACTCTTTGGTATAAAAATAGACTAGGAACTTGGGTTAAAGTTGGAACTCCAGAATGGAAAGCTAGTCATGCTGTTGTTACTGGCTCAAATGCCAATCCTACATTAATTGCAGGTAGAACTATTACATTTAGTTTAACTAGTGATAGTACTGGTAACCAATACAATGTAACTACAGTAGGTACAACAGCATCGTCGTTAGCATCTGTTATCAACGCTAACACTACATTAGTAACAGCAGGTATTACAGCCAGCGTTGTAAACAGTCGTCTTGCAATATTTTATTCAGGCGCTTCCGGCGATGTAGTTGAAATGTATGGTGACGATGCTACATTTACACTGTTGGGAATATCACAGGGCGATTACTACGCACCAAAGCTTGAAATTGCTCCGCATACTAGCGTTCCAGAATTTAAAACAACTGACACAAACCCACGCCCAACTGGGTCACTGTGGACAAAAACTACTACCCCTAACTTAGGTGCAAATTGGAGTGTCAAGCGTTACAGTTCAGATACTGCATCTTGGACTACCATACCTGCTTCAATATATGCAACTAATACCGCAGCTATTTACGGGTTAGATAGTACAGGCGGCGGCGCAAACTTAGTAGAAGGTCAACTGTATATTCAAAGCAATGTTGCTGAAGATGCTGACAAGCTCGCAACATTTAAATTATATAGAAGAAATTCTTCTGGCGCAACTTCAATTACCAGTGCAAAAGTAACTGCATCGTCATTCCCTGCAGGAACACATTCATTTAGTTTAACAGAAACACTTGCAGGCGAATCAACTACTACAACGATGACCGTTTCATTTGTTGCAACAGGTGCTACTAGCGATGCAGATGTTCTTGCCAACGCAATCAATGCAAAGGGTTACACACATGTTAATGCAAGCGTTAACTCACAAAATAGAGTTGTAATTTCGCACACAACCGGCGGCGATATTCGTTTTGTTGACACCAGCGGAGTGTTGGACAATGTCTTTACACCATATGTATCAACTGATCCAACAAGCACTACTAATTTCTACTATGCTCCAGGAACCGATGTAAGCACTAGTCCTAAGGAATTCATAGCTACACTTTGGAAAGTGTTAACTTATACTGCACAAACTACAGAACCAACTACTACACCTGCACAAGATGCATTGTGGTACAGTAGTGTTGTTGACGAAGTTGATATGCTATATCATAACGGAACAACTTGGGTTGGCTATAGAGACAATGCAACTGCATTCCCTAACACAGATCCAAATGGCCCAATTGTTGCAGCAACAGAACCAACCGAACAGTCGGACGGTAGTGCTCTTGTAACTAACGACTTGTGGATTTCTACAGCCGATATAGAAAACTATCCTTCTGTTTATCGTTATAATACTATAACTGGAAAGTGGGCACTGGTTGACAAAACCGATCAGACTACTGAAAACGGTATATTGTTTGCCGATGCTCGCTGGAGCACTGCTGGAAGTAGTGAAACTGCCGCTGACATTGTTGATTTGCTTGAAAGCAACTATCTAGATGCTGACGCACCAGATCCTGCATTGTATCCAAAAGGCATGTTGCTTTGGAACTTGCGTCGTAGCGGATTCAACGTAAAACGTTTTGAAAGAAACTATGTTGACATCGAAGGTACTAACACTAGATACAACGACGAAGCAATGACCAACTATTATCCACATCGTTGGGTTACTGAATCAGCAAACAACGTTGATGGATCAGGATCGTTTGGACGTAATGCTCAACGTAAAGTAGTAGTCCAAGCATTGCAAGCAAGTGTAAATAGTAATGAAGACATCCGCGATGACGAATCAAGAATATTTAACTTGATTGCATCGCCGGGATATCCAGAACTTATCGGAGAAATGATTAGTCTAAACTACGACAGAGGATTAACAGCTTTTGTAGTTGGAGATAGTCCAATGAGACTTCAACCAAACACTACATCCATAAACAACTGGGCTAATAACGTAGCACTAGCTGTCGAGGATAACGATCTAGGACTTGTAAGCAGAGACGAATACCTTGGAGTATACTATCCAGCTGGATTTACTAGTGATAACGCAGGCAATAACATTGTTGTGCCTCCAAGCCAAATGGCATTGCGTGTAATTGCACTTAACGATCAAGTTGCTTATCCGTGGTTTGCACCAGCAGGTACACGTCGCGGAGGAGTAACCAATGCGTCAGCAGTTGGATACATTAGTTCAGAGGGAGAGTTTGTAAGTATTAGTCTTAACGAAGGTCAACGAGACACACTGTATCAAGCAAATGTTAACCCAATAACATTCTTAAATGGCGCTGGACTAGTTGTATTTGGACAAAAAACTCGTGCAAGAAATGCTAGTGCGCTTGACAGAATTAACGTTGCAAGATTGGTAATTTATCTACGCAGTCAACTTAAGAAACTTGCAAAACCATATATCTTTGAACCTAATGATAAAATTACTCGTGATGAAATCAAACAACAAGTTGAAAGCTTAATGGTTGAACTTATTGGATTAAGAGCTATATACGACTATCTTGTTGTATGTGACGAAACAAACAATACTCCAGCAAGAATAGATAGAAATGAACTTTATGTTGACATTGCTATAGAACCAGTTAAAGCAATTGAATTTATATACATTCCGTTGCGCTTGAAAAACACAGGGGAAATTGCAGGTCTATAAAATTATGGGGGTCTTTTAAAGATCCCCATAATTGATAAATACTTGTAACAAGGAGTTAATTATATATGGCAATCTCATCATTAACAAAACTAACAGTACCGTTAGCAACCAACGATAGTGCATCAGCACAAGGCTTGCTAATGCCTAAACTACAATACCGTTTTCGTGTAACACTTGAAAACTTTGGTGTTAGTACTCCAACTACTGAATTAACAAAACAAGTTGTAGACGTAACACGTCCTAACTTAACTTTTGAAAACATGGAAGTACATGTCTATAACTCAAAAGTTAACTTAGCAGGCAAGCACACATGGAACCCAATAACACTTAACTTAAGAGAAGATGTTAATAATAACGTTCAAAAGCTTGTTGGTGAGCAACTACAAAAGCAATTTGACTTTATGGAACAAGCCAGTGCTGCTTCTGGATCGGATTATAAGTTCTTAACACGTATAGAAATTCTCGACGGTGGCAACGGGTCGTTCACTCCTACTGTCTTAGAAACATGGGAAGCATATGGATGCTATGTAACTGAAGCAAATTATAATACACTTGCATACGAAACTAGTGCACCTGTAACTGTCACTCTTAACATACAATATGATAACGCAGTACAATTTAACGGCGCAACAGGCTCTGGTCCAGATCGCGGTCTTGGTGCAAACGTAGGACGTACTCTAGGTACAAACGCAACTGGCGCTGGCGCTTAAATTTTAATATAAGATTGCCGAATAAAAGGGAGATTAATTTCTCCCTTTTTTCTTTATATTAGTGTTTTTTAAATTAGATAAATATTTGTATGGCGTTTAATGGATATTATGATAATTTTAGTTCGTACGGTAGCTTAAAAGGCAATTTAGGAGATTACGCCCACGCGGCCAAGCTGTATCGAGCAAATAACATGCTGCTGGCCCCTAAGGTTAAGTTTTTATTTCATGTTGTAGTTAATATAAATCCATCAGTGAGCACACCCGGTTTAAACAGAAGTGAAATAAATCTTTTAGCTAAGAGTATAGATTTACCTAAATATAGAACACAAACTGAAACATTAAATCAATATAACAGAAAAAAAGTTTTACATACAACAGTACAATATCAACCGGTGGTTATTGAATTCCACGATGATAATAAAGGTGCAACAACCAAGTTGTGGAACTCGTATTTTAATTATTATTATCAAGATAGTAGATATAGTACAGTTTCGGGGTCGTCGCCTAGTATAACAGAAAATGCATATCGCCGTACAGTTAGCGGGTTGAATACTGCTTATGGTTCGCCGGATATACAGACGTTTAGATATGGTCTTGACGCTCAAGGAAAAGTTTATAACTTTTTTACAAGCATACAAATATTTCAACTTCATCCTAAAAATACTGTTCCGACTTTTACCTCGTTTACATTAATAAATCCGTTAATTGAGTCGTTTGAACACGATAACATGAATTATAGCGAAAGCGATCTTACAACAAATAGACTAGCAATTTCTTTTGAATCTGTGCAATATGCCGAAGGTCCAATTGTATTAGGTATATCTCCAACAGACTTCGGCGAGCCTGCTCACTATGATTTAGGAAAAAGTTCATTAAGCAATCCTTTTATTAATACTAATGTTAATAGTAGAATTAGCAACGTTAAAAAAACAAATGCCGCAGTAACATTATCAACTATAGAAAATCTTTTAAAGCCAGCAACTGTGGCTACACCACAAACAGTTGTTACTACTAACCAATTAGGAAATATCGAATTTCCAACACAAAGTTCTGCGAGCAACACAACAGTTGCTTCTCAAAAAAGTTTTTAAGGTGACCGATGTCTTCAACAACAAATATTAATACTAATACAGATAGTAATAAAAATACAAGACTATTTTTTGATAGATTTTTTCAAAAAGAAATAGCCTATCCTAGCAATCAAGTTGATGCGGTAGTTGGATTTTTTAAAAACCGAGGATTTGAAGAATCTGCTGCAATAAGTATTAGCACTGTTCTTTTACAAGACGCAAAAATAGATAACGTTAATGTACTTGAATTATTAGATACTCTTAAAGGATACGACAAGCTAAAATTAAGTAATCTTGTTACAGCAATTTTAAATTCTAATAGATCTAAAATAAGCAAATTGGGTTACAGATCTCAGTTGGATGTGAATAGAGTCGAAGCGAGAAATATTGTTTACTAATGGCAAAGTGGGCTCAAGGAAAATTTACTGTAAAAAACACAGACAAGTATGCAGGGCTCGGTTCTCCTAGATACAGAAGTAGCTGGGAATTTGCATTTATGAAATTTTGTGACGAAAATCCAAGTGTTGTTAAATGGGCTTCTGAATCTATAAAAATTCCATATAGAAATCCGTTTACAGGAAAATATACAGTATATGTTCCTGATTTTTTTATAGTATACGTTGACAAAGACAATCAAAAACATGCCGAAGTTATAGAAGTTAAACCATTAAGTCAAACTAGTTTAGCCGAAGCAAAACGCAATAAACTACATAGGGCACATGCAGTTTTAAATGAAGCAAAATGGGGAGCCGCACGGGCGTGGTGTTCTCAAAACGGAGTAACGTTTAGAGTTGTAAGTGAAAACGATATTTTTCACAACGGCAGATCAAGATAAAAAGGAAAGTCCTATGAATAAAAAATTAGAAGATTTATTTAATTTGCCCGAAGCAAAAGAAATATTAAAACAAGAAAAAAATAAAGAAAAAAAAGAACAGGAAGTTGAAATAGCAGAACAAAAAAAAGCATTTAGAGATATTGCAGAGTTTGATAAAATTGCTGCTGCCCTTCCAGCAGTTGATGGACTAGGTCAAATGGCAGATCGAGAATTAAACGAAGTTGCCGACAAAGCCATGAGTGCATATGAAGATTTAATGGATCTTGGCATGAGTGTAGAAGCACGATTTTCTGGGCGTGTTTTTGAAGTAGCAGGAAACATGCTAAGAACTAGTTTAGATGCAAAAGTAGCTAAAATAGATAAAAAGTTAAAAATGATTGAGCTTCAGCTTAAAAAAGAAAAACAAGACAAAGATGTAACCAATGATTCGAACTTTACCGAAGGCGAAGGCTATGTAGTAACAGACAGAAATAGCTTATTACAGCGTCTCAAAGGCATAGACAAAGATAAATAAGTTATAACAGGATTACCGACAATGAAAAAACTTAACGAGTATATCACCGAATCTAAAAAAACTTATCCTTTTAAGATAGGTATTGCTGGAGATATTCCAGCTGATACTAAAGAAAAGTTACAGATTCATTTAGAAAAATTTGGTGTTTCTAATTTAAGTGCAGGAAAAAGAACTCCGATACAAGAGCGTCCGCTAGACTTTCCTAACTTAGAAAATTTAGAAGTAACATATTTCGAAGTAGAATTAACATATCCTACTACAGATAATGTGTTGCGCGAATACTTAGGAAGTGTGTGTAATTTTCCTAGAAGTCATATAGTTGTTAGAAATGCAAACGGCCCTCTAGAAGAAATTCAAGACAGTGCAGAAGATGCTACATACGAAACTCTATTAACCAAAGAAGACATGGGTGGAGAAAGTGCGCAAGCATCTGTTGGTAATTCACGTGTAATGGATTTATTAAAAGAACTAGAAATAGCACGTAAGGAACGTGATAAAAATTCCAGTGGTTTCAAGATTGAAACATTTAAAGAGGAACCACAAAATAAAAAAAGTGTGGTAGGAAAATAAAAATGAGTATGTTAGATATTTTGAAAAAACTTGACAAAATTGAAAGTAAAAAATCGCTAAATGAATCGGCATTAACTGAATGCCCTCCTGAAATGGGAATGGCTGGTCCATCATCTGGACCAGCTTCGCTAAACATTAGTGCAGGAAATGCTTCAGAAATGGCGCAAATTTTAAAAGCACTTATGTCAATTGATCATGGATCATCTGGTCCTGTTATTGATATGAATCCAGAAGCTGAAGGAGCAATGGGCGGTATTGCTGGCGCAGCACTTGGTGGCGCTATGGGGGGAATTCCTGGTGCAATTGCCGGCGGCGCAATTGGTGATAAGTTATCCGGTAACGAAAACGAAGCCGAAGAATGGGATAACACACCTGAAGAAAAGTATCAAGATCACAAGTACATGACTAAAGATCTTTCGGGTGGTATCAACCGTCAAAAGAAAATGTATAAACCAGCAGCAAAAGGTGATAATCCAATGGCTGTAGAAAGTATTAAAGATCGTCTTTATCGTGCATTAAACGAAAAGAAAGCAAAACCAGACTTCCTTGACATGGACAAAGATGGCAACAAAAAAGAGCCAATGAAAAAGGCCCTTAAAGATAAAAAAGTCAAAGAAGCAGCAAAACCAGACTTCCTTGACATGGACAAAGATGGCAACAAAAAAGAGCCAATGAAAAAGGCAGTTGCTGATAAGAAAAAAGCACCATTTAAAAAGTAACAAAAAGCGCCGAGAGGCGCTTTTTTTATTGCTAAATATTTTATGGGAAAAAGTTTAGACGGCGTATTAGTTAAAAAAGCCAATCAAAAAGAAACATATACTGAAAAGCAAATTGAAGATCTACTTAAATGTATGGATCCAGACGAAGGATATTTGCACTTTGCAAAACACTTTGCTTATATTCAACACCCAGTTAAGGGTAAGTTACTTTTTGAGCCTTACGAATATCAGTTGAGATTACTGCACAGTTATCACAACTATAGATTTAACATTAATATGATGCCTCGACAAACAGGTAAAACAACTTGTGCTGCAATTTATCTTTGCTGGTATGCAATGTTTCATCCTGACCAAACTATCCTTATTGCAGCACACAAGTACACCGGCGCACAAGAAATCATGCAACGTGTAAGATATGTATACGAAACTTGCCCTGATCATATTCGTGCAGGCGCAACCGGCTACGCAAAAGGCTTTATTGAATTTGAAAACGGTTCGCGTATTGTAAGTCAAACAACTACAGGCAATACAGGTCGTGGTATGAGTATTTCGTTACTATATTGTGACGAATTTGCATTCGTGCAGCCCAACATAGCAGAAGAATTTTGGACCTCAATTTCGCCTACACTTGCAACGGGTGGACGAGCAATTATTACGTCAACTCCAAACAGCGACGAAGACACATTTGCTACAATATGGAAACAAGCTGAACAAAAATTTGACGAATTTGGTAACGAAAGCGACTTGGGCACCAATGGGTTTCATGCATTTAGAGCTCATTGGAACGAACACCCCGATCGCGACGAAACG